GTGCAATGACTTATGTATGGAGGCTTCATCTAGCACTCCTATGCGACGACCTAAATCCGCATTATAAATATCCCCTCTTTTAAGAAAATCGACCTCTTCCAATGCCAGGTACCTCGTGTGCTCCCCCTCCTTCGAAGGGGGTGTGTATTTCATACCTATAGAATTAATATATTCAGACTTGGATATGTTGTTAAAGCCAGGGCAATCATCCGACACAGATCCGATGTCATCATCTCCATAGGTCATAAGGGCCACATTCTCTCGGAAAACTTTATCCGGATAAACAGAGTGAAAGGCCATCCTACTAATCAAAGAGTTGACAATGGAGTTAATATAAACCGTCAAATTGTGACCCGACGGATTACCACCATGCAATTGAACAAGTGTACCATTAAATGCGAGTAGCGGATAAATTACATCCGCCATAGCCGATTGCATAATCCTAATATCTCTCTCGGTGTATTTAGCACGCCGAGCGAGCTCAATCAATATGTCAAAAGCGGCAGTAGTTAGAACGGAGGGCATTCTCTGATCGTAAGCCGAGTAGTCACCAGCCACAATGCGTTGAGAGCCATATGTTTCGACATGCTCCATCATCTCTCCCCACTCACTTCCAAACGCATTGATACCGACGGCACACTCCGAAACCAACGGATACATACTTAATTGTGCGGCTAATGGTAAGAAAAATTCCCTTAGAATCATCTTCTGTACGACTGGAGCGGCCTGGAAAACCCTAACCTTCAACTTGCCCATCTTCACAGCCTCATCTTTCAAGGAAGCTCTGAAGACTGAATACACCCTTTGGCCATTCGCATACAAATTCTTAACGTGATCATACGTAGATAGGATTTCGTCTTCGATAGCGAAATTAACAGCGTGACCTGGAATCGGTCCTAGCTCCTCACAAAATTTGGACAATTTCCCAGATAAAGGGAAACCAACTGAGGTATTTTGGGGCATTCTATTTAAAAATTTGTCCCCATCCAGACCGTTAACGATTGTCGGCATATCCAAGGGTGTCAAATCCTTGAAAGAAATACTAGACAGTCCATGTAAATAATCTTGAACGGCGATTGCCACCTCACTCGGAAAAGGGCCAATGGCCGGTGTCGAGAATCCGGACATGGCCAATGACCAATTATGCCAAGAAGGCACTATTGGTGGACCCATAGGCGGAGGGCCATGCTCTCTAACAGCGCCGAGAATCTCTGCGACTGACTCAGATATATGAGAAACAAAAACCTTTGTGTGATTCGTTACAGCCCCCTTACAAGACCCAAGCACATCGATGACAGCACCTTCTGGCAA